AAAACGAGAAAGCTCTCGGCGCTGTGTACGATATCGGCTAATCTAATCAGGGGGAGGGGTAACTCCCTCCTCCTATTAGGAGTAGACATGAACGATCCTGTCAAAACAACATTTAAGTATGACCATAGCGAAGACAAGGTTATACTAAATAGTGTACAAGATATAGAGCCTATCCTAGAGCTTAATAAAAAAGAACAAAACAACGACTCTATGTACGGCATTGGCAATACAGAAACTTTAGGTATGCGTAAGGTAGCCAGCATTCCTCTAGTGGTCATTGAAAAATGGAAGCAAGAGCTAGGCGTCGATATTATGAACAAAAACGACTGGCCTAAAGTTAAACAGCTTCTTAACGATCCTGAGAATAGATTTTTTAGGACTAACGAAAGCAAACTGTAATGGCTCTTTCTACGTTTTCAGATCTTAAAACAGCAGTAGCGAATTATTTAAACAGGGACGATCTTACCAGTAGAATCCCTGATTTTATTACGCTTACTGAAAACCGTATTAATAGAGAACTGAGAGCAAGAGCAAATGTTAGCAGGGTAATAACTACAACAACATCTGGAACAGATATATATGACGTTCCTGCTGATTTAATCGAACTTAGAAGTATTATTAAACGTGGCACTAATAATAATGTTGCTTTGGCATATGTAACTCCAGAGTCTGCAGCTAGAGAGTATGGCACAGTTGCCAATGGTTCTCCCAGAGCTTACTCCAGTATAGGCAAAGCAATTAAACTTATTCCCACGCCAGATGCTGCTTATACTATAGAATTAATTTATTACAATAAACTAAACAATCTTTCCGACAGTGTAACAACCAATAATATTTTATCCGAATTTCCATCATTATACCTATATGGAGCTTGCCTAGAAGGAGCTATTTTCCTAAACGATTCTGCTGAAATAACGCGATTTGATGCTATATTTAATAGAACTTTGTCAGATATACAAGCTTCAGAGGAAAAATCTAGGTATGGTGGTAATGTAATGTCGATGACTGTGCAGGGGGACCCCGGATCATTGGTTCGTAGGGGTGCATAATGGGAAGTGTTGCTACAAAATTTCCAGATATAACAATTGATGGTGGCGACGGTGCTAGAGTTAGCAAAACCGGAGGCACCAATTGGGTTCTTGATAACTTTAATATCATACAAGAAGCAGGTGGGAATATACTAACTGAAAAAGACGAATATATTGCTAGAGCAGAATTTAAAGATGTAGTGTGGACAACTGACGAAACTACTGGCAATGGCTAAACAAATATTTGACATATCTGCTAAAGCAGGGCAAGTTTTTTCCCTTAACAAAGATCTGTCTCCATATGACATGGGGCCGTCATTTTTTAGTGACGTACAAAATGCAAGATTTGTAGATGGCAAAGCTGGTAAAATTTTAGGCCACTCTCAAGTCTTAGGAACTCCCCTAGCTGCTCCGTTGTGGGCTATTGATTTTGTACAAGGCAGTAATACACTTTGGATATACGGAACAGCAACTGCCCTTAACAAAATTACTGGAACAACTCACGCAGCAGTTACCAGGAGCAGTGGTGCGTACACTACTTTATCAGGAACTACTAATAATTGGCACGGTGGTATCCTTGGCGGTGTGTGCGTTTTAACAAACACCTTAGACGTACCACAAAGTTTAACACAGGCAGGAAGCGTGTTTACAGACTTGCCTGACTGGCCGTCTACTCTCAGATGTAAAGCCATTGTACCATTTAAAAACCATTTAATTGCTCTTAACCTGACTGATGATGGTACTGCTAAACCTTTTACTCTTAGGTGGAGTGACGCTATTCCAGCTGGTGCCGCTACAAATGGGGCCAATACGTGGAATACTGCCAGCACAGCTTCCGCATCTGCAGAAACTTCTATATCTTCAGCTGAAGGACATATTTTAAATGCACTAGAGCTGGGTAACGAATTAGTAATTTATCTGGAAGATAGCATATATGCTCTTAACTTTGTCGGGGGATCATTCACCTTCCAACTAAGGCAACGGTTTAAAGATACAGGTTTGTTTGCCAGAGATGCAGTAGTAGATCTGGGCAACGGCAGTCATGCACTGATGACAACTGATGATGTGGTCGTACACAACGGTAACACAATTACAAGTGTTATTGAAGACAGGGCTAAAACATTTTTGTTTGGTGAGATTGATTCGGGCGCTTCCCATAAAACATTTATGGTTCACAATAAAATTAAAACAGAAGTATGGATCTGCTATCCCAGTACAAATGCTTTAAATGACTTTCCAGACTCTGCATTAATTTGGAACTACAGGGACAATACCTGGTCTACCAGAGATTTACCAAATGTAAATTATATAGCCAAAGGTGTTGTTAATCCTGCATTGGCCAATACTTGGACAGCTTCTACACTAACTTGGGAAAAGTCTATTCTTAACTGGTCGCAGGAACCTTTTAACCCTGCAATTGATTCTTTGTTAATGTGCGGAACCAATGACACTAAGTTTTTTCTAGCTGATTCTGCTACTACATTTGATGGCACAAACTTTTTAACAAAGTTGGAACGCATAGGCTTACACTCTGGTAGAACAGATGCAGTTAAATCAGTTACCAGAGTATACCCTAGAATAGAAGGTACAGGAACTGTTAATATAAGCGTGGGCGCTGAGTTGCAACCGTTTCAAGGCGTGTCTTACAATGATCCTGTGGCATTCGACATAGGAACAGATTTTAAAGTAGACTGCAGGGTAAAGGGCAGGTATATTGCTGTTAAGATTGAAAGCGAGTCAGATACAAAATTTGATCTATCCGGTATATCTATAGAAGCAGAGGTAGTATCTGACAGATGACTGAGTTTTTAAGGTTTGATCCCTCTACTTGTCCTCCGGATATGGACAGTATTCCTAGATTTATAGATGAACAGCTTTTGCAAATTAAAACTGTATTGGATTTATTAAGAGACGGTCATTTAGATGTAGTTTTTGAAGAACCTGACAAACCGCAACAAGGTGATATAAGATATGCTGATGGCAGTGTCTGGAACCCAGGATCAGGAGAGGGAATTTATTTTAGAAATTCCTCTGACGCATGGGTTAAATTATAAATTTGTAAATTATAAGCATAATTCTTTATTTTTAAAGTTGTCTAAATGTTATGACTATTTCGAGAAGTCAATACATGGTAGTCGTTGTTCTGATATCTACAATGCCAATGATTTGGTTAAACGAGTTTCTGCAGGAAAAAGTGATCTATGGATTGCCTACGATAAGAACAATGATATTAAGGGGTGTTTTGTAATAGGATTTGCACACTACCCTCAAAGTACAGGTATACTAGCAGAAGGAATTAGTGGGCAGTTTGACTTTGAAAACGCTACCCCTAAGATTGAAGAATACTACAAAGACCTGGGTTACGAGTTTTGGGAAATGACTGGTCGTAGAGGATGGGAAAAGAAAATGGCTCCTCTAGGGTATGAGTTTAAAAGCGTAGTTTTGAGAAAGAGGTTATAACATGGGTGGTATATTTAGCAGTCCTCCTCCGGTTGTTGTCCAGCAGCCCCAGCAAATTGCATCAAGTGGTGGTGGCGAGGTTCGTCCCTTTGCCCCTGTAGAGCCATTTATTGAAAGGTTGTTGCCCAGAGTTGAGGAACAGTTTACAGAAGATCCCGTCTTGTTTGAGGAATCGTTAGTTCCCGCAGATACAGCTGAGACCTTAGCAGCTAGGCAGGGATTTGCAGACGTAGGACAAGCAGCAGCTGGTTTTGCCCCTCAGTTTGGACAATTGTTTCAAGGTGATTTAGCCAGAGGACTGGCAGACCCTAGTCAAGACCCATTATTTTTATCTGAAACGGGTGCTTTGGCAGATCAGGCTCGTAGGCTTACAGAACGTGATAAGCTCCTTGCCCAGACGCAAGCTATACAGGCAGGTCAGTTTGGTCTTGGTAGTACAGCTTTGGCAGAATTGGAACAGGGCCAACAACAATTAAGAGAAGAAACAATTCAGAGACAATTGGCAGAATCTCTTAACAGGGCAGAACAACGAAGAATAGCAGCTGGACAAAGAGCGCCCGGATTTGCCCAACAACAACTACAGGCACAGTTGGCACAGCCGTCTTTGCAGGAAGCAGTGGGTAGAGATATTGAGGGTAGGGAAGCTGCAAGGTTGGCAGACCAAGCCAGATTGACCCAGCAAGGGCAAGAAGCCCAGAGAGAACAAACTGTGAACTTGGCCAACCTCTTGGGTGGCTTGGCTGGTCTTGGTACTTCTACAACCTTCCAGAACCAAAGCTCTGGCTTTACCTCACAAGCGTTCTCAGGTGGAGCAAGTCCGTTCCAGCAAGTTTTGGGTGGAGTTGGTGCAGTAGCTCCGTTTATTCCTTCAGATATCAGACTTAAAACTAATGTTAAACAAGTTGGTAAACTTGACAATGGCATTAAGCTGTACACTTGGAACTGGACAGAAGAGGCTAAGGATATTGTCGGGGATCAACCTGAGTATGGTGTCTTGGCAGATGAGGTGCAGGACATTATGCCAGAGGCTGTTATCAGAGGCAGTGATGGTTACTTGAGAGTCAACTATGCTGCAGTGGGAGCTTAGACATGGGTACTATACCACTCGACCCAGACCAAGGAGCATACGGTGAGTTTGACGCCAATCCGGGTGTCAATTCTGATGCTGATAATGTATTGGCCATTATGGAAATGAACAGGGAAGCTGAAATAGCAGACGCTGAACGCGATAGAAAATTAGATATTAAAGGAATTGCTCCTCCAGAAGAAGATGACGATCTCATTGACTTCAGCAACCCTACCAAAGATGAGGGTTCTGATTTATTAGAAGCAAACTTCTCAGATTATTTAAAAGATATTGATTATCAAAAAGCTTTAGATAAGCTTTCTGGTGGTGGTAAAGGTTTTGGACCCCAATCATTAGGCGAAAGTGGCTCTATTGGATCTCCGGGGAAAAATGTAGCTGGTGCAAGAGGTTTTAGTGAAATGGAAAGCCCATATGCGGCTCCTAAATACTACTCACCCCAAGGATCAGTGTTATATCAAAACATGACACGGGATTTAATAAAAGGCTTACTAGCAAACACTATACGAAAACCCAGTATTAGGTCTTTGGTGTAGGAGATAACAATGGCTGAAACACAAAGAGAAAAAGTACAAAGAATTGGTCGAGCTTTTCGAGATGCTCCTAAAACAATGCGAGATGACGGGTTTGGTCCTTTAGAATATGCAGATGCTGTATATAGGTTGCTTAATGAGCAGCAAAATCCAACTGCTATTGACATACGCCCTAAAAACTTTGAGGTACGGACGATACCTGCACAGCCTTTGATGGGTCCAAATAATGTTGTCGCGTCTTCCATAGACCCCAATACAGGAAGGGAATTTCCAGCTGGGCAGGAACTAGACGCTGACAACACTGCTCTATCACTTTTGCAAGACTTGCCAGCCAACCCAGCAGCAAGGGCAGCTAATCAAGTAACTGCCAATGTAGGAAAAGGTTTAAAATATGGTGGGGATTTGGCAGAATACAACAATCAAAAAGGTTTGATAGACAGTGCCTCTGAGTCTATATCTGGTCTTTTAGGAGATGTTGATTGGAGGGGAATACTCAGAGTTTTGGGAAGGCCAGAGTTTGTCAAACCAATGGGTCCGGGTGAGTCTCCCGTTACGAATTTCATAAATGCAGCATCAGCTGATCGTACAGCGCAAGTTACTGCTAGGGCCGCACAGCAAGCAGCTGGATTGGAAGCATTTAAAGCTGAGACAGATCGACTGAAGGCACTAATGCCTGATCCTTCCAAGTTGCCTAAGCTTACTGCTGAAGTTAGTAAATTGTATGATAGTATGGCAGCTTCTGAGAATACAGCAAGATTGGGCAAACAAATACAAGAGTCTCTTGTAGAAAGCAAAATGGTTGCTGGCGCTCCCGGAGCAGCTGCAGAAGGGTTTAGAGCAGTTGCTGCTATGTTTGGTTTCGACCCCGGACAAATGGAACAAGATGAGGTCAGGAGAAGAATAGCCAGTTTGAAAAAAGAAATACTACAATCCAGAGCATTTGGCAGGGAAGCTAACAAACAAGAAATAGAAATTCTTAATAGATTAGTACAAGCGCCTGATGCGTTTACAAGCTACACACAAATACTAAATTCAATAAAAAGTCTGACCAAATCGGCAGAGCGTAGAA